CGCACGATCCGGGGGCGAAGCCGGCCACCAGGCCGACAGGAGGAGACAACGGTCCCGAAGGACCGCGCGATTATAGGTCCAGAATCACTGCCAGCAACAGGGCCAGCAGGATTGCCAACAGCGCCAGGATCACGGCGCACCCGTGGCGGCCCGGATAACGTCCAGCGCGTAGGCCAAATCGTCATCGTCGGCGGCGGGATGCGTCAGGCGCTGCAGGGCGCGGAGCATCTGCGGTGCGGCGGAGATCAGGCGGGCGTTGTCCACCGCCTCCTGTGCGGCGCCGTCTAGATCCATCACGACGGCAATGTGATCATCGCCGGCGCGCACGATGCGCGAGACGGTATCGTCGGCAGGAATCGCGTGGCCAACGGTCCAAGGTCCGGGGGTATGCATCTTCATCACTCCTCAAAACAACGCCGGCTCGGCATTGGCCGGCGGGATTACGCGGCCCACAGGACGCGCGCAGGGCGGCTGACTGGGGTAGTCCAGCAGTGCGGGCGGGAAAGGCCACACAGGCCCGCGTAGGGGCTCTGCGGGGGTGTCGGGGGTGGGGGTCATAGGCCGAGCGCCACCAGGGCGCCCAGGGCGAGGCCAAACGCGCAGGCGAACAGCGCATCTCGCAGGGTCAGGGGGATATCGTGCATCGGTGTCTCCAAGTGAGCCGGCATTGGCCGGCGCGGTCAGTGTCGGCGCGGTCAGTGTCGGCGCGTTACCTGACGCCAGGCTTGCGCTGCGCACGCATTGCAGCGCGGTCGGCAGCGATCACCCGCAAGGCAGCAGATGAATCCTCGCGCGTCAGCGTCGCGCCAACACGCTCCAGGGCCGCATACTGTGCGGGGATCTCTTTCGGCCGGCCGAACAGGGCTGCCATCATCGGCTGGCGGGCGGCGTCGGCCTGATCGGCCACGGCCAGGGCTTGACGCTTCGCGGTCCAATCGCGCGCAACAATGGCTTGCGCCGCAGCGCACACGGCCGCCCGATAAATCGCGTCCCAACGGGCCGCGTCGGACTCGCCTTTGGCTCGGGCCGCGTCGATGCGGGCATCCATGGCCGCATCAGCAGTGCGAGCCTGCACGGCCTCTGCGGCCTCAAAATCGGCCTGCGACAGGCCGGACGCTACCGCCCGCCGGTAGCGGGCTTCCCCCTCCTTCGAGGGGGCCGAGGGTTCGGCCCAGTGTCTCATTCTGCAATCTCCACGCGGATCCAATCGAACCCGAAACCCTCGGGCAGGGTCACGCAACCCTCGGGCAGGCGCCCACCGCGCAACTGGGCCACGTACAGGACGTCACCAGCCTGCAAGGTCACGCTGATGCGTGCCATGGGCACGCCCAGGACAGCCGCCGTATCGGCGTGGCCGACGCAGGACACCAAACCGACCACGTCGGGCCGGTCGCACGGCGCCAAGCGCACGAAGGCGAGCAGGTGCCTCGGCACCATGCCCAGGCTGAAAGCGTTTCCGATGTATCGGGTCATCGTCTTCTCCAGGTTATCGGCGCCGGGGATCGGCGCCGGGTTTTCACGCCGCAGCAAAATACTTCGCCATCGTGCCATGAACAACAATCGCGACGCTGGCTTTCCCGGGCCGATCGGCGCCGTCACAGGCGCGGCAGGTCACACACTGCCGACGGTCGCCACCCTCGGGTGACGCAGGGCAGACAATCTCGCGCGCGCCAAGCGGCTGATCAGCGCTGCGGACCCGGAACGTGCGCCAACCCATTGCGCGAGCAACATCCCTTTCCGGCACGGTATCGACCGATGCCATGACCAGCGGCCGCAGCGCAGGCGCTCGGCGCCACTGGTGCGTGTACCCCGTGTGTCCGGCAGCGTGGCGAACCAGTGCGAACCACGCGCGCGCAGGGATAGCCGCAGGGTCGCCATACGAACCGATACGCACCGTGCGACCTGCCAGCATGCGAGCGCCGGCCGTCGGGGACACTGCAGGATAGCTGCCGCGGACCCACGCGGCAAATACGGACTGCACGGATTGACCCACGTTAACGTAGCAGCTGCGCTTTATCTGAAATTCCGGGTTTCCCCGGTGACCACAGTCCCCGCAAATACTCCAATCGTCACCCGATGCGATTGCATCCAGCGGGGACATATCGGCGCGCAGAATATAGGTCTGGACCATATCTCCGGTCTTGCTGTTCTCCGAGTGCAGCACGGCGATGCCGATAATCGGCGCGCCGTCGATCACGCTCGGGCCATCGTAAAACACAAATCCGCTTGGGGTCTTCGTCATCTTCTCGCTCCTTATTACCGGGCCCGTAGGCCCGTGGTTATTCGTTAGGCCAGCGTATCCAAATGCGCCAACAGCGCAGGCAGGTCGTCGAATTCGTACCAGACACCAGCACACTGCAGGTCGTCGTCGTGCGGGTGAATCGTGAATCGCGCGCCTTCACCGTCGCGCTTCTCAGGATCTTCGTGGTCAACCCACAGGGACAACTGGCCACGCGTCAGCCGCACACATGCGTCGTGGTGATAGACGTCGTGCGTCGTGAACCCGTAAGAGAACAGGTGCGGCGGAATGTTGATGGAAGGGAAGGCTGGATGGTGCATCGTCTACTCCTTATTACCGGGCCCGCAGGCCCGGGGTTATCAGCCGCAGATCACCCAGTCACGCTGGCTCGTCACGCCCAGATCGCGCGCCAGGGCTTCGAGCTCGCGCTTATCGGCCTGCCGCATTGCTGCGCGGTGGGCCGCCGACAGGGTACGGGCCGCCAGGTCGGGCATGCCCAGGGCGACTGCCTTGCGGGCCGCCGCTGCGTCTCTCTGCTGCGTCTTCGTCATCTCTCTACTCCTTGCGCACCGACCATCGGCGCGACAGAGGCAGTGTCGGCGGCTTTCCTTACGCGAAACTTACAACCGCCGTCAGGAACGGTAGGGACTTTCCCTAATCGGAGCCTATCCGGGGCGTGGTGCCGGTGTGTGTGGGTCGGTGGCTCGGATGTGGCAGCGCTTTACCCTCTTGGTGGCAGGTGTGGCAGTGGAACACTAAACCCTAATTGCTTATACCATTCTGGGGTATTAAATAGCGTGGCAGTTGCCACAATTGCCACACTACCCACAAACCAACCGTGGCAGTCATGGCAGTCCGTCGGCGCGCCGATCTAGACTCCCGTGGCAACTGCCACACTTGCCACACTTGCCACACGTCAAGCGCTCGTTACACCAGCTTGCGTCAACCAGTGTTGACACGTTAGTAAGCACTCACTTGCACTCGAGCCGGTTCCCAGCGCTGCGCTCGCCCTGCCGGCCCTGTGCTGCGCTGCAGCATGGCGCAGGCCAGGCCGTGTGCATGCGCATCGTCAGTATGCTGACGACCAGGCGGGGAGGGGGTGGGGTGCGGCGGAGACCCCCCGGCCAGGGCCCGCGCCAGGCGTCAAAGTGTGTGGAGCCCCCGCACGAAATTTTTTTTGCACTACACTTCGCGGATGTTCCGCGACCTCCCCATCCGCGCCAGAGAACTGAAGGCCACGCCCGAAATGCTGGAGCGCATATACGATGCCGCCAGGCTGGGTTTGCGTGGAGAATCTCTTGCACTGGCGGCAGGTATGTTGCCGGCTGAGTTGGCGCGGCTAAAGATAATGGACCCGATAGCCGATGTGGCGGAAATGAAAGGCCGCGCCGACAGCGAGATGGAAATGTCCCGCGTGGTATTTGATGCTGCGCAGGCTGGGGATAGTAAGGCGGCGCTGGAGTTTCTCCGTCACAGACACGAGTGGGTGGCAAAGACGAATGTGCAGGTTGACGTGAATACTCAGATCAGCGTGGTGGCTGCGCTGGAGGCCGCGAACGGCCGGTTGCAGCGTGGGCTGGCGGTGGAGGTGGAGGATGCGATACCCGTAGAAAGAATAGGCGCCGCCGTTCCGGTGGTGTTAGCTGCCGGTGAACGGACTGCGGCAGTAACGGCGGCGCCGCCCTCGCTGGCGCGGGAAGCGCTGGGGGAAGCGATATGAGCCGATACGCGCCGATATGAGCCGCGCCACGAATGTCCGCGTAATCGGCGACGCCACGCTGTTCGACCCCGCGGAGCGGGCGAAGCCAGAGCAGCCGTCGCTGATTTGATGCTGGTAAGATAGCCGCGCTGCCGTCGCCTGCGGCGCTGCCGGCCAAGGAGTCTGTGTATGCCGAATGCCCTGATGAACGATGACGCTGCCGCGATGTACGCCACGCGGTACACGGGGCCGAGGCCGGACAGGCCGGTGGTTAACGGGCGTGCGGTGGTGACGGCGGAGGAACTGGCGGATTTTCGGCGGCTGTTCGGGGCCGATAAGACGCTGCGGGATTTGCTGAATGCTGACAAGGCGCTGGTGCGGCCTGGGACGCCGTCGGCGATGGACCCCCGGGCGCGTGGAATGCAGGGGGCGAACGTGGCGCCGGGGATGCCTGGGGTGATTCCGGGTGGTGGCGCGGGGCCGGCGGCGCAGGGTCGGATTCCGGGTGAGGTTGAGCGGAATGTGATGAATGCGCTGATGGCGCTGGGCCCGATGATGGGCGGGGTGCCGCGGGCTAGGAATGCGATGGGTATGGTAGGCCGTCGGCCGGGGCCGGGCGATTGGAGGAATAATCCGCCGCCTGGCGCGGATCCGGCTCGGTGGAGTGAGATTGTTCGGCAGATTGAACAGGCGTATCCGATGACGGCGCCGCGGCCTGCGGAGGTGTATTTGCAGGGCGCGCCGACGATGATGCGGGCGGCGCCGCGGCCGCTGCCGGGTGTGACGCGCTGATGCAGAAGCCGATATACACCGCGACCGAGGAGCAGGCGCTGATGACGCGCCTGTGGGAGCCGCGTATCCGGGACGACCCCGAAGCGTTTGTGTTGCTGGCGTTTCCGTGGGGGCAGCCGAACACGCCGCTGGCGGCGTTCGACGGGCCACGGAAGTGGCAGCGGCGCGTGCTGCGGATGATGAGGGATCACATCGGGGCGAACCGTGGGCAGGTGGAGATGGACACCCTGCGGGCGGCGGTGTCGAGCGGGCGCGGGATCGGAAAGTCGGCGCTGGTGAGTTGGCTGATTCTGTGGATGCTCTCGACGCGGATCGGCAGCACGGTGATGGTTAGCGCAAACAGCGAGGCGCAGTTGCGCGGCGTGACGTGGGGCGAGTTGACGAAGTGGTCAGCGATGCTGATTAATTCCCACTGGTGGGAAATCAGTGCGACGAAGCTCATGCCGGCGCAGTGGCTCACGCAGATCGTTGAGCGGGATTTGAAAAAAGGCACCCGTTACTGGGCGGCCGAAGGCCGGCTGTGGAGCGAGGAGAACCCGGACGCTTACGCGGGCACGCACAACATGGACGGGATGATGCTGGTGTTCGACGAGGCGTCGGGCATCCCGGATCCGATCTGGGCGGTGGGTGCGGGGTTTTTCACGGAGAACATCCTCGACAGGTACTGGTTGGCGTTCTCTAACCCGCGTCGCAACGAAGGGTATTTTTTTGAGTGCTTCCACGCCAAGCGGGACTTCTGGAAGAACATCCAGATTGACGCCCGCAGCGTTGAAGGCACCGACCAGCGGGTGTACCAGCAGATCATCGATGAGTACGGCGAGGACTCCCGCGAGGCCCGCGTCGAAGTGTACGGGGAGTTCCCCGCTGCCGGCGAAGACCAGTTCATCGCGCCGCGCCTAGTGGACGACGCCGTAAAGCGGCCGGCGTACAAAGACCCGACCGCACCGATTGTGCTGGGCGTGGACCCCGCGCGCAGTGGCGCAGACGCGACCGTGATCGTGGCCCGTCAGGGGCGTGATCTGGTGGCGATTCGGCGGTATCGAGGCGACGACACGATGACCGTGGTGGGGCACGTGATCGACGCCATCGAGGAATTTCGGCCCGCGCTGACGGTGATTGACGAGGGCGGGCTGGGATACGGGATTCTGGACCGCCTGACGGAGCAGCGTTTTAAGGTGAGGGGCGTGAATTTTGGCTGGAAAGCCAAGGCCAGCGTGATGTGGGGCAACAAGCGCGCCGAACTGTGGGGCGCAATGCGTGACT